GGTTAGAGTTATGAAATTTTTACACATTTAAATTTATCATTCCTTGTTTCACCTGCTTTACATTTTTTATTACAACGCGTTGTTTTAGGATTATAATCCATATTTTTTTTAACACAAGCTGATTTTTTAGACATTTTGGATGAAGATGATTTTTTAGTTTTATTAGATTTTTTTTTAATTAATGATTTATTTACAACACATTTGTATTCTTCATTACGTATATACCCATCTTTACATTCCATTAAACATCTATTTGTATTTGGATTATGAATAGGTTTTTCTGGCGGACATTCTTTTTTCTTAATTTCCTTTTTCAATTCTTCTTTATAAATACTTTCAACTTTATCTTGTATTTTAATACTGGCTGAAGGTGTACCACTTGTTAAATAAATTTTATGTTTTTTTAACAATGCTGTATATTCTTCTTTAAATGTTGTTATATTTGTTTTTCGTTCAAATAGATTTGGTAATGCATAATATTTAGACATTTGTTTCATATCTTTACCAAATTTTTTATATTTATCAATATTAAATAAAAAACTGCCAATTTGATAAAAAACTAAAGCTAATGTATATAAATCAAAAGAATCTATTGCTAATTCTAGAAAATCGGGATAATTGTATTTTTTATTGTCTTTTAAATAATTGCATTTTGAAAAATCTTTATATATATAATAATTTCTACATATATTTTCAGGTGGCCAATAACTATGATCTATTGCAAAAACATCTTTGCTTTGCTTTGATAAAGTTATTGCTCTTGTTTTTTTAATCATTAAACCAAAATCAATATATTTTATTTTTCCATTATTAATATTATAAACAATATTATCTGCTTTTATATCTCTATGTAGAATATTTTTAGCTTTAAAAAACAATAATCCATCTATTAAAGTAATTAAAGATGTTAAAAAATAATGTTGATCGTTTACTTGTACTTTTTTGAAAATATTTACTACAAAATTAGTAATATTTATACCTCCGTCTTCATAAATTAACATACTATGATGAGATTTATTTTTATATACATTTTTTATCAATGGGTTTCTACATTGACCTACACTTGATATAAAGTTATCATCTATTACTGGCTTGCATAAAATTGGTTGCGTTATTGCATATTTTTCTAAACCTTTTATTGTTGAAATGCTTTTATATTCTTTTAATTCATTGGTTGCTTCCCTATTTATCATCACTTTTGAAACTTTATTTTCATAACTACTAATTTTTTCTTTACATTTTAAACTTGGCTTAAAAACACATCCATATGTCCCTTCTCCTACTTTTTCATTCATTTATATTATATTTATATAATATAAATTATATATGAATATTTCAATATTAACTGATATTTTTAATAAAGATTTTTATTATTATGATTACAAATTAAATAATGGAATGTTAAGTTGGTTATTAATACCCTTAAGTTATATAATTTTATATTATAAAACTTATATCAAATATTTTAGTTATGCATTTGTTGTTATTGCAATCATTGGTATAGTTGAAACAATATTATTAATTGAAAAATATAATTATTTTCTTTTAATTAGTGCATCATTAATATTACACGCAATTTTATTATATCCATTATCAAATATTAAGAAATATTTAAAACTTAATATTAGCAATATTGCTTTAGCATTTTTAGGTATTATTATAACATTATTTTTACCATATTGGCCGTATATTTTATCAAAAAGCACATTTATTATATTTGGTATAATAATTTATATTTTCTTATTTTTATTAAATAAATCATAAATCATAAATCATAAATCATAAATCATAAATTATAAATCTATTTATTCTTGTATATTATTATTTTCTTCATTATAAATATTTAATGTACGCGCACTCGCATCATTAGAATCAATAAAACGCGGCATCCAATAATATGGAATTAAATTATCACATCCTTGATAGTGTTTATTATAGATATACTTATAGTAAGCTTGTTCATAAGTGATAGGTTTAGTATTTGAAAAATTCATATGTTTATAACTTTTTATAATATTATCTAAATCATTATGCAATTCTTTATTAGTTTGTATTTTTTCTTTAATAATTTCAAACCATGAACGTTTTAAAGAACTTACTCCATCACTAAATGCTTCTTTTGTTCTCCATAAAATGTTTTCTGGTACTAAACCAGGCATTAATTCGCTAAAAGATTTTCTAATTAAATATTTTTCACAATTAGTTATAGTAGTATTATAACGTAAATTTTTATCTATAGACAAATAAAATTCAACAAATTGTTTATCTAAAAATGGAGTTCGTGGTTCAAGCCCATTTGAAGAAATAGACCTGTCACTACGTAATACATCGTAATTATAAATATCATTTAATAAACGTTTACATTCAAAATCAAAATCTTGAGAACACAGACATTTTTTAAAATACAAATAACCACCCATTAATTCATCTGCACCATCACCATTAAAAATAACTTTACAATCACTATTTTCTTTAATATATTTTGCAACCAAATAATTACCGACACTTGCTCTAACAGTAGTAGTATCAAATGATTCTATTTTTTCTATTACTTCAGGTATAGCATTAAAAAAATCTTGTTCAGAAACAACAATTTCATGATGATTACTATTTATATGTTCTGCTACTATTTTGGCATATTTTAAATCTTCGGAACCTTCTAAACCAATACTAAATGTATTTAATTTAATTTCTTTAGCATTGGTATTATTCGCATTTTTTATAAATCTATTTACAATACAAGCAACTAAACTGCTATCTAATCCACCTGAAAGAAGACAAGCAATTGGTCTCTGTGTTGTTCCTAGGGTGCGTTTTTTAACACATTCCATAAATTTATTTACAATAAGATGATTAATATCAGTTATACTACTATTAGTTGAATCTAAATTATTAAAGCACGGAAATGAAATATATTTAGAATAATCCATAATAAGTTTATTATCTAAGTCAGATATCATCATATAATGCCCTGGTATAAAATTACAAATGTTATTTTTTCTAGATGGAAAACTATATAAACTTTTTATTTCACTTGCAAAACCAATAGAATTATTTTCAATATAATAATATAATGGGCGCACACCATATGGATCTCGTCCTATAAAAAGCAAATTTTTTTGTATATCATATAAAATAAAAGCAAATACACCATCTAATAGTTGAATACTATATTCCATTCCATATAGTTTATATAAATGCAAAATAATTTCGCAATCAGAATCAGTTTCAAGAGTTATATTATTATCAATTGCTAATTGTGCAAAGTTATAAATTTCACCATTGCATATTAATACGCAATTGTTAATTTCAAATGGTTGATTAGATTTAGTATTTAATCCATTTATGGCTAATCTATGAAAACCAAAAATTATATTTTTATGATTTTTTAAAACAGAAAATTCAGGACCACGTGGTTTTATTTTATTGAAATTATTTTCAATAATATTATTATTACTATTATTATTTATTAATGCAAATATCCCGCACATACTTAATATATTATCAAATAATATTTTTAATATATATTTTTAATTATTTTTAATTATATTTTTTGATAAAAATAAAATATTATATTATTATATTATTTTATTATATAATATGAATTATAATGTTACTTTGCAAAATTTCAAAAAAAATGATAACATAAATCATGAAATATACTCACGCCAATTTCCTTCTCAACAATTAAATATGAATTTTTCACCACGTTCAGTATCTACCAAATATAGCACATTACCTATTTTAGACCACAGACAGGCATCCAGTGTACCAATGAATAATTATCCAATTTATGATAGTAATTCTACATTTTTTCCAGGAACTTCTAAGCCACATTTTTGTGGTTTTGCAAAAAATGTAGATTTAGAATCAAGTTTAAGAAGCCAATTTTTTGCATTACAAAAAGGTGACCAAGCAAAATATATACCATCATCAGGTAGTAATTTATATGAACATCATATAGATTTTGTCAATACTAATCAGGATTTAACTAATCATTTATTATTTCAAACACCTAGTTTTAATGATTTTAATCCAAATTTATCAAATAATATTGGAAATGAAATATTTTTAAATTCTACAAAAGTTCAACTTAAAAATTTATAATTAGTTAATAATTAGTAAATAATTAAATAATTAAATAAAAAATTAATATATACTTATTAATCGTGTATATATTAATATGGAAGTTAATAAAACAAAAGATGCTGATTTGATGCTGTTAGGAAATAAAGAATTATATAATAAACTAGTTAATAAGAATGAAAAATCAATTATTATGAAAAATGATTTCATAAAATATAAAAAAGAAATAAAAACAAAGATAAATGAATTATTTACTTATTATAGTGATCCAAGTAATAATTGTTTATTTATAGATAATAACAATGAAGATTATAAATATTTAACTTCATTTAATTCATTTGTTAATCATTATATAGAAAATATTAAAACAAATAATTTTAAAAAAGAAATTCAAAATGAATTAAGCGTATATAACAATAAAATAACCAATAATTTTCAAGATAATTCTTTTAATAATGACTTTAGTAATACAAATATAAATAAACATCTTTTTAATAAACCACAAAATAAAAACAATACTTTAGATGAGTTTATTGAGAAAAAAAAAATTAATATAAAACCAAAAATATTACCCAAAAAAAGATACCAAAAATAAAAAATATATTTATATATTAAAATATTAATATATTTCAATATGACAAAGCCAACCAATAAAAATAAAAGAAAAAATAAACATTATAATAAAAATAAGACAGCAAAATTTAAAAAATTAAATTGCGCACCAAATAGAGGCAAAGAAATAAATGGTGAATTACAAAAATTGTCTTGTTACAACAATAGTGAATTATTTAATTTTAAAAAAATATGGAATTCTAAAAATCCAACTAATTTAATAAAAACTAATAATCCTAAAAAGATTTGGTTATTTTTTAAAAATAATTTAAGTTCAAAATGTTATAATGAACTATGTTGGATTAAAGATAATCATATTGGAAATATAAATAAAGACCATATATTAAAAAATGTATTTAGACCTTTTTCACCTACTACTTGGAAAGCAAAACCATATGAATGGTTATCAAGTGTTGATATTTTAAAAGTAATGGAACAATATCAAAGAACAAATAAAAATTTTGTTTTTATTGGACCAACTCCAATAGATTTTGATAATAAAGATTTATTTGGTACTTGTATATATGAGCAATTATGTAAATTTGATATTAATAAGTATTATAATGCGAAACCAAGAAAAGATAAAATAGGTATTATTTTTAATACAGACCCACATGACCAACCAGGAGAACATTGGATAGCATTGTTTGTAGATTTGAAGAAACATTTTGTATTTTATTTTGATAGTAATGGTGAAAAAATTAAAAAACAAGTAGATATATTAAAAAATAGAATAATAGAACAAGGCAATAAAATAAATTTAAATTTAAAATATTATGACAATAAAGGTTTAATTCATCAAAAAAAAGACGGTCAATGTGGTATGTATACATTATATTTTATTGCTGAACTTTTACAAGAAAATAAAGAACCTGAATTTTTTAAAGATCAAAGAGTCCCAGATGAATTAATGAGAGATTATAGAATAAAATATTATAATAGCGAATAAAAACTTAAAAACTTAAAAACTATATAAAATTAATTTATAGTATATTAAATTATAACAAATTAATATATTATGTCAAATAATGTAAGCGAATTATTAAAAAGTGAAAATAAGGAATTTTTATGGAATGTACTATATAAAAATAACGTATTTAATGCTATACCCAACTCTAAAACACATGAAATAAAAAGTTTATTTGAAGAAACAATAATCAATAGCATTGATTATATTAAACAAAACAATTTACAAAACAATAATTTACTTGAATTAAATAAAATAATTGTTAAAAATTTGAATTCTAATATTATTGCATATAAAAGTCAAATGCTTGTATCAATAGATAGCAAAAATGATTATAAAAAAACAAAATTTGATGGACTACAAGAAGAATTTAATAGACAAAAAGAATCAATGAATAATACTTTAAATGCCGACAAACCAAATACTATTGATTTTAGTGATAAAAATGACGAACCAATTGAAAATAATATTATGTTATTAAAATTACAAGAAATGGAAAAAGAAAGAAATATAAATTTATTAAATAATGCTAATAGCAATAGCAATGACAATAAACAAGTAAAACTTAACATAGAAGAATTGGCGCCAATTACTGAAAGCGATGTTCCAAAAATAAAAATCTCCAATATTGAAGACTTATTAGAAGCCGGATTAAATTCAAATTTGAATATTGAAAATTTAGATTCTAACAATGAAACAAATACTTTAAAAGAAGAAATATACAAACAAAATTACGAAGAATCGCGTAAAAACTATTTTCAAAAAAGAGATTCAAGAATAAATATTACAAATATTGATGATGTTTTAAAACAAGAAACTACAAAAGAATTTATAACAAATAACAATAATAAAACAGATTCTTTATATAATATGTTAACTACTATATTAAATAATCAAAAATTAATTATGGAGAAATTAGAAATTTATAAAGAATAATTAAAAATTAAAAATTAAAAAACTTATAAATAACCATTGTACAATACCAATTATTGTAGACAATAATAAATCCTTTGTTTTTAAATAAAATAACATCAAAGTTACATAAAATAAAAAGGTGTTT